ATAGTTGGAGTATGTTTAACACAGACATTATGCACCCAAGAATTAAATTTAACATCTTGTAGACTCTTATTAACTCCTAATGCTCCAACTCTAATTTTGTCTCCTTTATTGAAATAAAAAGTATTGTCTGGAATTTGAAAATCTGCAAGAACACCAGTAATTAATACTTCAATTTTTTGAGTTGAGCTACCAGCGGAGTATCCATAAGCAACGTTTCCATATTTTACTTCACTACCAACTTCATATGCAACTGGCATCGTTGCCAACCCAGTAAATTGATTGATTGTCTTTCCAGAGTAAGTTGCGATACCGCTAGTGCCGAGATTCAGTTTGCCACTTGTTGGAAAACCAACCGTAGTGTCCACTGTGAGAACCGTGGCACCCACTGAAACCGCGTTTGTGAGTCTAGTCCTGCCTGGGATTACAAATGTGCCCTCTGTTGAGTCTTTTGTGATACTGACTTGATAGTAATTTTCTCCACCATAGAGAAATTCCTTAACATCAGAAATGGCACCAGACGCGCCGGTGATATTTAAGTCTTTGATATCTTTATCTTGAAATAAACTAGATCCTTTTAAAGCCCTTGGATCGCCAGTTAGTTTTTTAACAACAAAATCTTGAGTGATACTGTAATCAGCATCAGATGGTTTTAACAAAAACTCTGATGGTTTTATGATACTAACTTCTTCACCATACAAAGCTTTAAATAAAATTTTATAGGATTCTTCCGTGCCCTTCGTTTTATAAAAATCCTTAATTTGTCGAATAAATTTTACTTCATCAATATCACTGTCTAAAGTTCTATTTTGAAATCCGTCTGCAAAAGTGGTCTTCAATTTATTGAAGAATTCTCTCAAGAATAGATTAGAAAGATTATGAACTTTTGTGCCGCCAGTGTGTGCAGCACCGACCGTTGACTTGAAACTTAAAAGATCTGGTCTTGTAGCTTGATCGAGTGAATCTACACCACTAAATCCACGAATACATCCCGTAAACGATGTTGTTCCGATCCCAGTATAAGTGATAATCTCATTATCAATTTTTAAAAGACCATACCTCTCTGGCCAACCCTGTGTGCTTTGAACAAAAATTGTGGTTGAATATGATTCAGTGTCTGTAGATAGACCTGTAAACTGACTTAAAGCTGTGCCAACGTATGTTTGTAATTTTGTATACTTGTCAATATTTTCTCCAATATCAACCGCCGCCCCTTGATATTCTTGTGAAACATAATACTGTTTCATGAATTCCACAAAAAGTGGATTCTCACTCTGAACAAATTCAGGTAATTGATTTTCGATTACCTGACTGATTTTAACTCTTTGGAGGGAGGTATCGATCATTTATATTTTTCCTGATGATTTATTAATAATAGGATGAAGACGAACCACCAGAGGAGGAACCACTAGAGGACGAACCACTAGAGGATGAGCTACTGGTTGTTGATCCACTGGTTGTTGAAGAACCAGTGAATGAACTACTCGTTGCAGAAGTGCTGGTTGTCACATTAGAAACCGCTATATTTGAAGTTGCAGTTGTTGTTGTTAGTGCGCTAGTTGTAACTGGTGACAAAGACGTTCTTGTATAGGTTGGCACGTTGTAACTTGACTCTCTTGTAAATCGAGATCCAGAGGTATTTTCTCCAGATGATATAATATCCTGAACCATTGATAATGAAGTGTTCGTCATATCAAGTCTGACATACAAATCACGCAGACCAACCACATCATTAGAGTGTGGCACAGCTTGCACTTCAATAACGTTATTTGATATTGAAGTAAAAAGAATATTCACAGTATCTATAAGAATTTCACCGATGTCATATTTAACCACCCCAGCGTTCTTTTTGATAACACTCGGCACTCCTCCCTCTGTATAGGTAAAGAAGAAGATACGACCTTGATTCTTATCAATAACTTCATCCGACATGTAGACAACATCAGGAACTCCATTAATTCTAAATCCAGTTGAGGTGATGTTATAAGAAGATTCTGCGGTGTGGAATTTATTTCCAAAACAAAGTTCATACTGAGCGAACTTACCAATCTCTGCATTAAGATTTCTTCTCATCACAACTCTTGTGATATTTGATGTAATCGAAGAATCAACTCCATCAATCAGAGTTTGTGTTCTACTATACTTAAATCTACCTCCAAATTTATTCACATCGATAGAGCGTGAATATTGAGTCAGTGCGTCTGATATCAAACTCTTTAAATTATTTGGGTCATCACTAAAGTTTGTGTTATAATAAACAAATGATTTTAATTCAACATATAAGTATTTGAGATCAATAAATTCTGGCACAATACCTGCAACAGCATAACTTTTCAGTTTTTGAATTAATTCTCTCTTCGTATTATCTGACAAAAAATCACCATTTCTTGGTTTTGCTGAAATAAAGACTTTTCCAAATCTTGGTGGAACTAGCTCCTCTCCACCGTAAGCAGTCACGGACTCAATATTTGGATAAATGTATGCAAGAACAGATTCATAGTCAGAAGCGGTCACTGCACGATATTGAGAGGAGTAAATTCTTGGAGCATAATATTTAATTGATGAAATTGATTCGATTGTATCTCCATCTCTCGATGATTCATCCGTTGATACTAAAGAAATCTTATCTGGATCGATCGCGGCATTGTCTTGATCAACAATATTACCAACAAAACTAAATTCTGCAGCTCCGTTACCCTCTTTTCCTGATGTAATGATATAAGTAACAGTAATATAGTTGTTATTACTGAGTTTTTTACCAATTACACCGTCTCCAAACAAAATTTCATACTTTTCATCCTCAATTTCTTGTAATAAGTATGAAGAAGACGTAGAAGTGATGCCGATAATGTTGTCAAGCTGTTTATAAGTGACGGAAGTTGATGAATTTTGTGTTGGTTTAACTTTTACACGTAAAGTTGATGTGTCAATGAACGAATTTTGAAGAATATAACGTTGATTATACTGCGCGGTGTTAACTGTAAAGTTCTGAGTAATGAAAGAACCCTCGTAAATTTCAATTTCGTTGAATTTTGCGACTCCATCAACGACATTAACGGTTATATCCTCTGGAAGTGAAAATATATACGTCGTGTTTGCTGCGATACCATTGCAAATGATACCTGATTTGAGTTTAAGAGTGACTTTATCAGTTATTCCAGTCACACTAAACGAAATTTTTGCTCTGGCGGATCTAGTTGATCGAGGCACATAACCAATATTACGAGCCAGAGAGACAACATTTTCTCTTAATGTAGCGGAATCGAGAAAACTTTCGTTCACTGCCATGTTTGTGTTGTAGGCAGTGATATAAGTGTTATAAGCCAGAGCGTCGATGATGACCGAAAGGTTCGAACCTTCAAAATCGTAGTCAGTAAAATTCGAATTCGCCCTCAGATAGTCTCTGATTGACGTTTTAATTTGATCGAAGTCTAAATTAACGTACTGACCGAAAGTCATTATACTCTAGCTGGGAAAAGAAGAACGTCTACTGTTTGAGTAGGGACAGGAAGACCAACAATATCGTATTGAATTGTTGCGAACATTGCATTCGTATCCACTTCAAGTGACACAGTAACGACAATATTTGCAACTCTTGGCTCGAACAACGATAAAGCGGAACGAATTTGTTCCTCAAGACCCACCGCTTGGACTGATGTGTTCAATTCAAACAGAGAATCACTAATGTTCGTGCCAAAGTCTGGTTCAAAGGGTTTCTCTCCGACGATGGTGAGAACAATATTTTGAACCGAACGTTTAATGGCATCTTCATTCTTGATCACCAGAATATCATTCGTCACTGGATGACGTTTAAATGACAAACTAACGTCTCTGAATGCTCTAGAAATAGATGCCACTGATACGATATTGGTTGAACCTCTTTATATTTAGTCGCAATTTAGAGCACTTGACGACCGTAATTCGGTTCAGTGCCATATTCCCAGTCATCATAATCCTCATCATTACGAATTTTTTCATGTAATTCGTTAGCTGAGTCAAATTTTTTGGTTTTTTTCAACATATCGTCGTTCACCACCTCTTGAAGAAGATGTGTTGAGTCATAATTCGTGATCAAATGAGTGGTTCCCCACATTTCACGCATCATTTTTTTGTTGTAATCTGATGGTTGACCCATTTTTAGCTCCTGATTATTAAAAATCAGAACTTTTTACGGGGTTGCTATCCCGTTCTTGTGCGGTTTTCCAAAAATATTCATCTTCATTACCCATTGCAAGGCGTTCATAACTGTTTTCGACTTGATAATAACGAGTTGACACTTTGAAATCGGGTGTTTTTGGCTCTTTCGGAGTCAAACTGTTATCATAGATACGAATTCGATTGTTCGGATACAGTGCAAACTGACCATTTTGCAGTTCGATCAGATTATGCGACTTATGTTCCGCTGGATTTTCACTGGTTGCATAGTCAATCACATCAGGATCCTGATGATAATTGTCTAGAGTGCAAATGTAAGTGCCTTTTTGAGCTCCAAAGTCACGAGTGTAACATTCATAATCCATCGATCCGATGAATTGTTTCTGAACTGCGACCACTCCATAGTCCATACAGTTCCAAAACTGTAGATTGGGTAGGTCTAGATCAGGATCTGGTGTTTCTGGGCGAGACAAAAAAGCACTGATCGGCAGTTTGTCATACATCGCTGCATATTCAGGAAGATAAGTCTCAAAATAAAAAGCGCGCCCAGGCATCGATTTAGTTGACACCCAGACGCCTTTGACAAACTCTCCCCAACCACTCTGATGATCAGTCAAATATTCTTTACGAACCCAGACTTCTTGTGATGGTAGATTTGCGATTAAACAAGCCATATGTGAATTAGTCTTTTAACTATTTACCTTGCCCGCGATATTTCTTTTTACGCCCATTACGGGATGTCGCACTCAACAATGTATGATGCGAACATCCTTGACGAGTCTTTTTCGGTGGGCCTGGTTCGAAGACCACCTTGTTCATTGCACCTTTCGGTTTCGCCATTACTGATCCTCCGTCACTTCAATCACTTCTACATCATCAGGATCGATCGCACCTTCACGACCTTCATCAAACCATTGGCTCATCAGCTGAAACGCTTCAAACTTGCCTTCTTCACTCAGAGGGCTGAGTGAGAGATCCCGACCCTCATAAACCAATCGAAACCGTCTTCGTGGTAACTTTG